AAAAAATATTACAAGGAAAAAACGCGATGTGTAATAGGCTTACTTTTTGTAGGGGTATTTAGGGTTACAGAAGTCTCACCGATAAACACTAGCTTATGACGCTGGGTTATGTGATACTTCGGCTTCCTTTGGTGGCATGTGGTTGGCGCTCGGCATGAGCGCCTTTTTTATAGGGGTTTTATGGGACAGGAAGCATTACTGACACGGGTGCAAGGCGCGGCCCGCGAACTCGACACCTTGATTGCGGACATCCGTGGGTTTACCTACGTTGATCTTAAAGCCTTGGATACGGCGGAGCGCCACGCTTACTTAATGCTGATGCTGTTGACCTTGGCGGCGCAGGGGGATGTTCATGAGAGCACCCGACCTGTTGCGTGAAGCCGCGGACATCATTGACCAGCGCTCAGCCAGTCGTGACCTCTCTGCTGAAAGGGCCATGCGCCGCACGGTCGGGGCTTTTAATACGCTCACCGGCCAGACCCTCACTGAGACCCAGGGTTGGCTGTTCATGGCCGTCCTGAAGCTTGCCAGGGCCTCTGCGGGCGCGTTCCAACGCGATGATCTGCTGGATGGCGCGGCGTACATGGCCTTGGCCCTGGAAGCCGAAATTGACCATGCCTCTCAGACCGCCGTAGAGCCCGTTGGTGACCCGTTGGGGTTTGGGGGTTCCGCAGGTATAGTTTTCACGAAAGAATCGCTTTGGGAGGCCCTGGTGGGTTGTGGAGGGGTCAATGCTGCCCACCAGCCCTAAACCTGGTACGCTGGTTTTGTTTCAGCCCCCGCTGCAAGCTTATAGCCTGAGTTCCAAGCAGCATCGGTACGCCGGGCGTTCAGGGTTTATTTATCGGGTGGATAACGATAGTTTTGCCTGGGTGTTGTTTGGTAAGGACTTGGTGTTGGTTAACACGGCCTACTTGTACGAGCTTCCTTGTGCGGATGGGGACGCGGACAAGCGTAGGAGAGGGCGCGGGCCGGTGGGTGTTTAGCAAGGTGCGCGAGCTCCGCGTCTTCTCCGGAGCTTGTCAGACGCCTGGGAATTGACAAGGGCGAGTGAAGGTTATATTTGTTATCCTGAATGTTCCCGCGCCCTCAGTTCCTTGGGTGGTGATGAGAAGGACAAAAGAAAAGGGGGTAGCGTTTTGCTACCCCCTTTGCTCGTTTAGTTCCAAAACCGAGTGGTACGCCCGTTGACGCAGGCGATGTGGATGGTACGCCCGAGGCCCGAGAGGATCCGGCCAATGGCTGTGTTGTGGATGGGGAGGTTTAAAGCGGTCTTGACCTCTGACACAGTGACCGTTGCGCCGTTGCGTTGGGCGAGGTAGTTGGCGATGGGTTGTATGTAGGGGTGGCTGGACGAGGGTTTTTTGGTTGCTGGGGGTGTTTTCTCTATGGGCGGCAGCGTGTAGTGGATGCCGGTCTCGTCAGCAATGCGCTGGAAGGCTAGTCGTTGGGTATGTGCTAGCGGCATACCTAGAGCCGTGCCAACACGCATTGTCTCTTGTGCAATGCGTACCGCCTGTTCGCCGGGGGTGGTGGGGGCGTTGTAGGAGCCGGTTGTGAGCACAGAGGGTAGGACTTCTTCGAAGACCTATTTTTCAAAGCGTTTGGCTTCTGGTTTTTTGCTTTTGACAATTAACCGGAGTACATCGGCTTTGGGGATTGTGTATTCACCTTGTGGGTTTGGGTTCACCCATTTTAGCTCTAGCAATTTGCTATAGCTGAGTTTATTCAATAGCTTGCAGTGGTCACTGTAGGCTTCTGACGGGTTGGTGTATCCTAAAGCGATGGTGACATCGCGGGCGCTAAACCAAGGCGTGTTGTCAAGCATAACAACGCGAACTTCATGGGTTTCGAACGAGAAAGGAATTATGTTATTCATGGACTGCCTCTAAGTATTTCAGTTGTGTCACACATAAGGTGACGGGGTTGCGAATCAACTTGAGCTACTTAGGGAGGGCTCGGAGCCGTATTGGGTATTCGGGCTTCCTCTTCGCAACCCCGTCTATTTTGCACGGGTTTGCCTATCGTTTCCTGGAACGCGAGGCATAAAAATAACCGCTAGTCTGACGGGGCGGAGGTTTCCGCCCTAAGTAATTCAAGTCCGTATAGTTTATGGTAAATCGGGCGACGTGTCAACTTTCTGTTCGCCGTTCTGCGCCGCGAGCCACATGCTACGCCAGACGCGCTCAGCGTCATTTCGAGCGGCCCTGATTTGAAGGGGTGTCCAGGAGTCGGGCCATACTGATTCGTCGTCCCAGCTCATTAGGCGTTGTGCGCCGGCTTCGATCATGGCGGGAGTCGGGTGGAGTGGAGTTAATCGAATGTCATTCATGCCAGCAACTCCCAAAAGTTCTCTTCCACGATCTTTACGAACTCTGAAGACAGTTCTTTTTGATTCTTAGCCCATTCTTTCCATGCCTCCATCCATTCATGGCCGTATTCGCGATCTCCAGCGAACTGGACATAAATATCCAGCAAGGATTCCAGCAAGCGAATATAATCCGCCGCATCCATCATCAAGTCGTACTCTGGCCCATCGCAATTCTCTTGCGAAGCGACGGTTACGAGTGCGTGGGTGATTTCAACGGGATCGTGAAAGAGTGGGTAGTCAATCATTTTTTTCATCACACGCCTCCAGTTTCTCACTTAAATCAAGTGCAACATCTTTCCAGTTTTGACCCCACGATCAATCTAGGTCTTAAACAGATGTCGGCCTACCACTCGACCGGCGTGATGGTTCGGATTACTGACCAAGGCGAGTATCAATGTCACGAACCAGCGGTCTCGATCAGGAATCGACAAGGGATCGCGCTTCAACCGAGCGCCTTCAATTTGATTCGTGAAGGCAAGAATGGTCTCCACTGGGTCATTTTCGTCCATCAGTTGATCAGTCATGCCAAGCAAGGTAAATAAAGATGGAGGCTGGAGTATGCTTGAAGAGTTGATACTCAGGAACGAAGTTGCCTTGATCGTCCATCAACCCATCACACCACTCGCGGGTCTCCAGCCAGTTCCAGCCAAATCGTGAACGGTTCACTCGTTTCATCATTAACTCCACTCCCACCAGGTCGCACTCGGTACAGACTCGACAATCTCCTTCGCTCTCGGCAGTATCTCTCTCCAGAGCGTACACAAGCTATCATAGTTGCCCCATCCATTCTCAGGATTCATCGCTCGGTACTTCTCAGGATTCGCTTCCAGGTTCGCCAGCATCGCCTCAAACTTCGGCAAGGTCTCGCTGATGAGTTGACCATTCAAGTGATACACCCAGTCATAGCCTGCATCACGCATCATTTTGTTGCAGTTGTGCGTGTAGTTCCAATCGGCGTTCTCGAACTTGACGTCGTTCATGCTAATACCAATATCCCAACTCATTCGTCATTCTCCTTCGGATCATCACAAGCCTCCAGTTTCTCACTTAAATTAAGTGCAACATCTTTCCATTCTTGTCCCCATGTTCTGATCATTTCGACGTGGTGACGAATGTCATTCAGTTCATCTTCAAAATACGAAATCAATGTATCCACACCATCGACCATAGAGCGCAACTCTTCTTCGTCCGCCTTGCTGTATCCGCGGACGGTTTTCATGATCTCGTTCGCTCGCTTAATCAATGAATCAATCATGGGACACGTCGGATTCGGTTGTTTACTGACTTCAAACGCTTCCTCATTCGTCATCACAAGCCTCCAATAGGTTATACGCATCCGCTTGAGCATCTAACCAATTCGCCACTTCAATAAAGTGACTGGATGCTTCGAGCAGGTCGGTGTAGATGGGGGTAATACGTTCTTCTAGGGTTTTGGTCATGGGTTATACCGATTAAAAAGCCCCTTGCGGGGCTGTGGGGTTAGCGTTTGCGGTCTAGCTCGCCGAGAGTCATAAAGCCAATTCCGATGGCGATGAGATAGACGACAATACCGACGGCATGGAGGCCGATGGCGTTGAAGAGGGGTAGGATGATGATCAGGGGGATGAGGAGTACAGCAAATCCTTTCCAGAGGGCTTCGAAGGTGCTCATGGGAGCTCCTCTTAGGTTATTCGAGGCTTGGTAGTCTTCGAGGGTCCAGTCGGCATCATGGCGACCGGCTCGTTTCGGCTGTGGCATGTGGGTATCCTAGCTGGGTTAAAATCCAGCACCAAGGTTCGTTGTTGTCGTACTCGTTAGTCCCGTCGAATATGTGACTGCCATGCGGGGTTTTCGTGATGATAGCAATTCGCTGGCGGTATGCCATTAGGGTTTCCAAGGTTAATCGTTGGATGGGGGTGGCCTTGCGGGGATGCACTTTGTATTCCACCCATAGAGTGATCCCCGACGGGCTGATGTAAAGTACGTCGGGGAGTCCGTTGGTAAACCGATCTGCCAGCTTCTTGATGAGTGGCGGGTTAGTTTGTTTTTTCAGGTGTCGGTGGATTACCTGAATGAAGGCCGTTTCCGGCTTAATCGCCACTGGGCTCGGTCATGATCGCTTCGCGGGCACGCATCCGTAGATTGAGCACAATTTCTGGGTGGTCGATGAGGCCCGATGTTTTGAAGATCAGACTGGGGAAGTCCTTATTAGGGTCAAAACTCAGGTTGGTGATGACCCGGCAGAACCCCCCTTCTCCCACCTGGGTGTTGGCCATCTTGACGTAGTGCCCCCATTTGGTGAGGCTGGTCGGACTAACTTTGATGAGCCAAATGTCGCTGTCGGTTGTGGCATCGGGTGGCACGATCGCTAACCGATATAGGTTCTGACAGGCTTTGCCTTTTCCGCCGTTAGTTGCGGAGCCATATTTGTTCTGTGCGCAGTTTTCACAGCTATCGGCTTGTTTAAGAGTGGCTTTCTCGTTGGGGGTTAGCAGATGGTCAATACGTCCCATGGCCCAGCATTTGGTAACTCCGCGCACGTTGGGGTTGTAAGGGGTCATGAGCTGGTTGATGCGGATGTAGTCCAGCACAATACAGTCAAAGCTGGACTGAGTAGAACCGTCGGGGAAAGTGAATAACTTACCCTTCGTGCTGATGTGATTGCCTTTGGTTGGGGCCAGGGAATGTCGGGTTTCTTCAGCGATCTTAGCGAATTCTTCGTCGTAGTTGATTAGTGCGTTAGTAGCAGTAGACATTTAGGCAGGGCCTCGGACAGTGGTGAGTGAAATATCGCGCAGGGTGAGGAAGGAGATGCCAGGTGGCGGTGTGCCTTCGATGGATGACAGTTCTTTACAGGCAGTGGCAGAGGGCTTTTTTTGTAATAAATGGAAGGCGTTATTTTCGCGAATGTAGGCACAGAACGCATCCCAGTCTTGAGTTTGAACTACCTGGGACTCGGTAATCACAACCCGAGCCCTGGCAGCTTTAGCACCGCTGACACCCTGTTCGTCCAACTGGTGAATTAGCTCTTGTTTGAGGGTGTTGTACCGCTCGTTGAGGGCTTTTTCCTGTTGGCTGAGTTCCCGTTTGCTTTCGCGCAGGGTCCACAGTTCGGTAATCAGGGTCTCAATGTTCATTTTACGCGGCTTTTTTGCGCTTAACGGGGTTGTCCATCCGCTTGACTCGGTTCTCCAATTGGAGAATCTGTTTAGCTTTTTCAATAATCGTCGGCACTTCAAGAGTGGCGTCGGTTAGGTCAGCGCGAAGAGTTTCAGCTTGGGAAATCAGAAAAGCACGGAATTGGGGATCAGCCATGAGTAAAACCTCAATGAGTAGGAAGAAATAACTGCGGGTTAACGTACACTTCGGCTTCTGTACCGTTGATCAACGTGTTGATCGTGTGGGTATCATCGGACGCGGAGAGGACGCGGGAAGTACCGGCGGCATCGACTTGCGTCGATACGACGACGGCTTTGTGGTTTTTCACGTTGAAAGCGTGAAAAATGAGTAAATCTTCAATGAAACGCGGTGTGAGCCAGATGAGTCGTTCGGGGATGTTGTGGAGTGCGCCGGCGTCAATGTGGAGAAAGTGGCAGAGGTTATAACGCCCGTCGGTATTGAATCGGTATTCTTTGCGGGGGTCATATCGGTTTTCATTTCCAGTAGGGGTTAAGCCCAGTGCGATGGGGGTGAGTTCGATCATAGTTGTTCAAATAGGCTGAGGATATTGTGCATTTTTGTGAGTTTGCCTTGGAGTTTGGCGTAGACGACTTCTTCTATGGTGTTTTTTGCTGAGACTAAGAGGGTTTCAGTTTTCTTCTGTTGTCCGGCGCGGTAAATGCGGCGGTTGAACTGGACAAATTGTTCTGAGCTGTAGGTGGGAGAGGCCCAAAGGGTGGCGTGGCCGGCAGTGAGGGTAAGGCCGTGTGCTCCGGATTGGGGGTGGATGAGGAGCTGGGGGATTAACCCGGCTTGGAAATTCGCGACATGGTCGTTGCGGTCAGTAATTGAGACGCTGCCGTCAATGACTTTGGCGTTGGGGAGCAGTTTAAGGAGCTGGTCTTTCTGATGTTTCCAGTGGAAGGCGATGATGCATTGGGGGCGGGCTTCGGCCAGGTCGCGTAGGAGTTCGTAACGGTCGGTGTCTAGGAGGTGGTAGGTTCCGTAGGTGTCGTAGACCGCCCCCGAGGCAATTTGCAGGAGTTTGTTGGCCAGAATCGCTGCGTTGAGGGCGGTGATTTTACCGGTGCCAATTTCTATGAGCGCCTCGGATTCCATTTTGGTATAGAGAGCGCGGTGTTTTTTGTTGAGGGTGTAGGAAATCTCCTGGGTGGTGTTGGGGGGGATGTCAATACAGTCTTCCAGTTTGTGGCGGATGCAGATGTCTTTTAATAAGTGGTAAACAATGGGTTCCATACCTTCTCGGTCTCGCCAGACGGTGATGCCGTTACCGAGTTGTTTTCCTTCGCAGATGGTGGCTCTGAATTTGAAAAAACTGTTGCCCAGGCGTTCGCCGTCGTCGGCAATAAGGGCTTGTCGCCAGATGTCAGTCAAACTGTTGGTGTAGGGCGTGCCGGTGAGCAGCATCCGATATTTAAAAAATTGTTTGAGGTAGATTATGGATTCAGAACGACGACATTGATTTTTGAATGCCGTTGATTCATCAACGATGAGTTGGCAGAAGTTACTAAGGAGGGGGGTTTTATGTTCCTTGATCATGTTGTGGAGCCAAGTGACTCCGTCGTGGTTCATAATAACGACATTTGTGTCAGTGTCGAAAGCTTCGGTGCGGTTTTCGGCATAGGCCAGGCTGTAAGTAAGGTCAGGGCTGAAGGTTTTTAGGTCTTTGGCCCAGGTCGGTTCCATGATGCTCTTGGGGCAAAGAACGAGTGTTCGCCCTTCATTTTTACGCGCTTGAATGGCTTCAATGGCGGTGCGGGTTTTCCCGGTTCCGGCGTCACTAAATTGGAGAACCCGTGGCGTTTTGAGGATGAATGCTAGGTCGTCAATTTGGTGTTGGTAAAGTGGCGGAGTCATGGGCGGATTATAACCTGGCGTCATGGTTTAGGCAATAGTTTTTGGGAGTTGGTTGATTCGTTTCATTTCTCCGTCTTGGGTGCTCAGGGCAAATTTTAAATCATTTATAGCGAATTTTATGCAGTGCAGGGTGAAGCGGGTCGGGTCAGGGTCTTGGTCGATGTAGCTGTGAAGGATGTCAAGATAGACATCTGTTTCCCAGTCCAGTTTGTATTTGTTAGCAGTTTGGGTAATGATTTTGTTACTGTTCATGGGGTTTCTTTTTAGCCGTCCATGGCGGTTGGTGTTTATATGTAGTAATACCCGTTTTCACACTGGGTTGTTACGTCAAAGCGGATGTAGGTATTTCGGTAGCCTGCATTTTTTAGCACCTCTTGTTGGTTATGTGCGGCGTGTTTAGTTACCCAGGCGCTATGACGGGTGTTGTCTGCAAAGAGGACGATCCACATAGGTTTTTAAGTTAGTTGAAAGAGGTCTTCGTTAATTACAGAACCTTCAATAGGCATTCGTACAAAGCTGTCAAGGATGGCTTGTAGGGCCATGGTGCGTTTGGGGAGCATCCATAGGCTGTTTTTCATATTTTCTGTAAAGGCGTTAAAGAGCCGCCAAATGGTGAAGCCGTCTTTTTTGAACTCATTGTGCTGGGGGTTGAGGTAGTCGTTGAGCACCTTGGGCAAATGGCTGGCCGCGACGACTTGAGCGCGAAGGGCGGACATGAAGATGTGGTCGGCAGTCTGCACATCCAGCTCGGTGGTTTTATAGGCTTCAACGCGGGCGGCTTGGTTGGTTTCAAAAGCATCAATGCGCCCCACCGCAGCATCGACCAGTAGGGGTAAGTCTCTGAAAATGTTGACTGTATGTCTACGGCTGAATTTGATTTCCCCACTGAATGATAGGTTTGAGCAGACGAAGACGCGGCTGCCGATGACCAGCCCAGCGGGAAATTTTTTGTCGTGGCTGTTGCGGAGTCCTACGGTGGTGGTGCGATCTGAATAGTCGGATTTGAGGTCCATTAGGCCGAAGTAACGTTCGTTACTGAGGGCGTGTGTTTCGTCGGTGACGTTGAAGCCGGTGCGGAACAGAGAATCTTTGACCTGTTCGACCAAGGTGATGTGGGGGATGGGGTAGTACGTGTCGGTATGGGCGGGTGTGGGGGCCGCGGCCAGTTCGTCGAGAGAAACGGTGTTGCCGCCTGAGTGGAGGTTAAGACCTTTCATGAGTTATTGTCCTGGAAGAAGTGTTGTACGTTAGTGGGTGCGGATGTTATTTCGATGCCTTCGGGCTCGTTACGGGTTGTGTAACCTAATGCGATGAGTTCGTAGTCCATTAGGTTATCGGGGTCTATGTCTGTCCATATTTCGAGGATTGTTTTATATAAGAACTGGTTATTCATATGGGGATTATTTTACGGGTAGGGTTTAAACCGATATCGCCAGTAATACGATGGCGAAGTAGAGTACCAGGGGGTAAGCTAGCAGTCCAGGCGAGAAGTCGTTCGGGGTCATGGGTCTCATCCCAGGTGGTTTTGCCTTTGCCTTGGAGGGTATTCTTCCATTGAACTGCACAGGGTCCGGTACTGGCATAACAGCCTCCTTGTTCTTTACCAACTTTGTATTTTAAGGTTCCGTGGGCGACAAAGACGATGACGTAGTCTCGTTCGCGTCGGGCGCAGAGGGGTCTTCCGTTGCCACAGGTTTGGCAAGTGATATGCTTGTGGAGTTCAGCGGGACAGCGGATAAACCGAACTCCTTGGATGCGGCGAGGCCATTGCTGATCTTCATAGGGGGCTGCGTAAACGGTAGGATACCCGCCAGCCCGACTAGCGAGAGCTTCTTCGATAGTGTCAGTGCTGATATTGAACGTTGTTCCATAATCGTATTTGGGGATTTCGGTGTAGGGGAAATGGGTGTAACTCCAGGCTAGGCCGTTGCGGGGGACAGCTTCCAGTTCTGCGTCAAAATACATCCAGTCGATTTTGTCAACCCCTAGTGTTTTGCTGGGGAGCAGGTTGCAGGTGGCGGGGCATGTGCCGTAGAGGGTGGTTTCTCCACTTCGGTAAGTGGCGGCAATGACTCCCAGTTTAGAGGCTTCGGTGGGGTACACGCATTTTAGCATTTTTGGGATTCATGGCTGTTGAGCCATTCTCCGGTGCTGGTAAATTCGGTGGTTTGGCCGTCGGTCCAGACTGCGCCTCCACCGAATCCATCCAGGCGGGGTTTGGAGCAGGTGCACCCCCATTCAAAGCCCATAGGTGGTAATTGGTAGCGGCGGACGGCGTACTCTAGTAAATTGATGGCGTCATTAGTGCTTGCGTCAATTTCAGAGCATACCCAGAGACCGTCGTTGTCTTTGGCGACTCCTAAGTTGACGAATTCCGGGTCTTCGAAGATGTGTTTTAGGGTTTCTTTGTTATTGAGGTCGTTAAGGAGTTCGTCAGTTTGTTCGGGTGTCAGAGGGATAATGAAGCTGAATTGTGTATAGTAGTCGGCCATGTAGAAGTTCTCATATTAAGAAGCGTTGTAGTCGCAGTGCTCTTTGTAATTGCACCATTTACAAATGTATTTATTAGGTTTTGGGCGTAGTTCAGTGTCGTTGATCATGCGTTCAATTCTTGCATTGAGGATAGTGCGGTAACGATCAATGTGGGGCGGGGTGTAGGTGTGTTGAACGACTTTTCCACTGTCCAGATACCAGAATTGAGTGTGGACTTCTGGGTAGTCGGGGTAATACGCATGTGCAGCGATGGCGTAGGTTTGCGCTTGGTCCTGGTGGGTAATAGGTGAAGGTTTGCCGGTTTTAAAGTCAATTACCAGCACGTAGTTTTCGTGCTTGACGAAAGCGTCGATGATACAGATGCCATGGGCTTTTTTCGTGTCCAGGCACGGGGTCCAGTCGGCGTTGAGGCCCCACTGGAGTTCAGCTTTGGCGTTTTGGTCGATGAGGTTGTGGATGTCATCGACGAAGAACGGTAGGTCGGGTATCGGGTTGATCCCGTTAATGGCATCTTCGATCTCCTTATGGATGCGGGTGCCTCGTTCCATGAATTCGTTGGGGGTTTGGGGAAATGTTTTGCTCAGTACTAGTTGGTAGGGGCATTTTTCATAACGGCCTAGTTTACTGTGGCTCCAGCGCGGCATGTTGTCGGTCCTTGTTGAGTGAAGAGGTTACTTTTCCAGATAATTTCGATATATCGGGTAGTTTTTCCGTTAATTAAGCCTACTTGGATTTTGATGTTTTTAGCCGCGAGGATGCGCCCGAATTTAGTGGGGGCGATCTCGGTGCTGAATAGGTAGCTGTAAACGACACGTAGGTCACTGGCGCTGACTTTACTGGGTAGATTGATGGAGTGTTCCCATTGGTCGAGTAGAGCTTCAAAGCGACTATGGAAGATGGCGTTTTTACTGTTGATAAATTCATCGCGGTATTTCGTTAAGTCGTCGAGATTGCCGCTTTTGAGGATGTCGATGAACTCATCAATGGTGGTTTGCGAGGCGTTAATCAGATTTTCTCGTGCTTGGTTGTGGTGAATAGTGCGGACGGCACTTTCATTGACCGGGTAGCCAATAAGGTAATTGGTAATGTCTTGGAGTTCTTGGTGAAGGAGGTCGAGATCTGACTCGTTGTATTTGAGGGGTGTTTCTTGCCGGGGACAGACTTTGAAGCGCCGGTCTTGGGAGTTGATCCAAAGGCTGTCGTGTTCATTACTGGTGAAGATAAAATTTAGATGGTTCTCGATCTGGGTGACTTGAACATTCTTTTTGTTGAGGAGGGTAGGAGCTTCGGTAATGAGGTTTTTGATTCGGTTAATACGCTTTTTGGCGCGGCGCGGGTCTTCATTGATTTGTGCTTCGTCTACAACAACCAGGAGTCCAGTTTCAACCCATTCGTTGAAGGGCCGGTCAAAGTCGTCCATCATGATCATCGGGCAATGGAGAAATCCGAGGATGGGGCGGATGACTTTGGTGAAGAGCACGCCTTTGCCTGTGCCGGTACGCCCATGAAAAATGAAAGCTGTTTGAGCTTTGGTGCGTTTTTGGACGATGTAGGCTAGCCAGTTGAGAAAGTCGTCACGCATTTGCGAGTCGTGTCCGGTGACGTGGGTAACCAGTTCCATAAATTTGCTAGGACAGTGCATACTAGGGTGGGCATTTTTTAAGTACGTCGTTTTTTGAAACAGGTTGAGGCGTTGGTGTTCTCGGTCGAGGAGATAATCTTTGGTGGGTTCAAAGAGGACATCCCAGATGGGTAGTGTTTCGGGGATGGGTTGTTGATAGATTTTTAAAAAGTCCAGGGCTTTTTTTTCATTGCCTACGCTGTAGGTTTCGTGGGTGTCATTGGTTGTGTTGTAAATGGTGGTGTAGTAGCAGTCGGTGCGTCGGTCACGGTAAGCTAAGTAGAGTTTTTTGGGGTCTATTGGGTGACGGTCATTTTGAAGTTGTCTCCAGTAATCAGGGTCGATGTCCTGGATGCGGAGGGTGGGTTCACCTTTGAAGTTGTAGAGGTATTTGGGGTTTTCCAGCGGGTGGAAATAGGCGTAGGAGTCGCCGTTGTTGAGATTGCCGTAGCGGAATCCTCGGGCTTCAATGTAAGGGGCTCGGAAAATGGCCGGTTCTGGGTTTTTGAGGATTTCGAGACCTCCTTCAGTGCTGAATTTGGCGTGTTTTCTGGGGAGCCCCATGGCTTCGCGCAAGGCGTGTAGTTTGTTTTTACTTCGGTTGTCGATCTCGGCAATGTTGAACTGGGTGAGATCGAAGAGGACGCGGCGATTGGTGTGTTTGATGAGCTCAATGCGTGTCGGGTGGGGGTCTTCGATGCCTTCCAGGAGGGGTGGAGCGATGAAGATCAGTTTGTCATTTTGGGCACAGGTGGGGTCCAGGCCGTAGGTCAGGGTTTGGCCGTTGTGAGCCAGTTGAATTTGGTTTTCCAGGTGGGGCGTTAAATAATTGAAGTAAATCAATGCCTTCTTGAGGATTTTGACATTGGTATCCTGGGCCAGCAGGAACCAGAAATGCCCGGTCAGGCCCGGTTTGCAGATGCCGGCGCTGTTACTCCACTGGAAGATGTAATCCACGTTGTGGAAGTAGGGGGGCAGGCATTGCTGAACAAATTGTTCATGGGTGGTGATGGTCAGGTCGCACCGATCTACGTCAATGAGGATGTAGGCGGTTGGTGTGTCGGGCGAGGTAGATAGCGCCCGAGATTCATTGACTAGAGGGCGTTGCAGTACGCCTTTTAGCAGGCAATGGCCCTGGTCGGCGTGGGTACAGATGAGGTTGTGGAATTCTTCAAGGTTTTCAGTCTCGTAGCTGTGTGAGGTGAAGTGGCTGGCCAGGGGGTAGGGCGTCTTTTCGGTGGAGGTGAATTTTTTGGCGAGGTGGATTCCTTCGGAGGAGAGGAAATTGACGCGCATAGCGGGCTGTCCAGGTTTTTTACGGTGGGAAATTTCAGTATAACCTAGCGGCATAGCCCCTGTGAAATTTAATCGGGCTTTTGCAGGTTTTTCAAAGTGTTGATTTCTTCGAGGGCTTCTTCGAGGGCTACCGCGAGTTGCCAAAGCAGGTATTCGACTTTGACATTGGGGCTGTAGGTGGTTTTTGCTTGGTTAATCAAGGTGTTGTGGGTGTTCATTGGATTTCTTTGGTAAGGCCGTCCCTGGCCGTGAGTGGGATTAGTCGGTGTAGCCGTCGTCTTCGCTGTCGGCGTAGGTGGTGGGTTTAGTGTCTTCTGCGTAGTGGTTGTTGTATTTCTCGTCGGTCTTATCGTCGTTGGGGAATACCCCATCTTCGTCGGGCCTATCATCATTCATAGGGCGGTCATTGACCCAGACAGAGCGCAGGGCTTCGTCGAATGCAGCGATGGTGGACATGTCCAGCTCCTGTACGACCGTGTACTCACAGACGCGCATCTTGCTGTTCTCGTAGTCTGCGGGGATGGATACGATGTCCCGGGGGTTTACTTTGACTGCAACTAGGCGTTCACCTGTATAGTGAGTCAGGTAGCCGATGGAACAGACATGGAGGCCGTGGGAGCAGGTGCGTTCGGAGACATCATCGACTTGGTTGCGCGGCATGGAGATGCGATTGCCGACGTGGTTATCGATAGTACCGCTGTAGACATCCATCCAGTCATCCCGGATGCGTTTATAGGCGATGAAGCAGCCATCTTCGGTGATGGGCAGGTTGCAGACCTCCAGGAAGCTGTAAGCTTCTTCGATGGCTCGGTTGGACGGGTTGCTCATCAAGTTGGTGACAAAAGCGACCATAGGCTGGATGTTAAAGCCGTCATCCATCATGTCTACGATACGCTTGGAAAGGCAGTTGGCCAGAGGTTGGTCTTGATAGTAGGCAATACCGTTGTCGATTTTGAAATATCCTTGGCAGAAGGTATTTGCGCTACTTTCCGGGTTCATAAAAGTGCGGATGGTTGTGAGATCTTTGGTTTTGATGGCTTCAAGCAGTCGTTCCCACTTTCGGTCGGTGTGTGGAATGGTGATGAGTTGGTTATCCAGCAGGATGGTGCAAGAGGTGTCGGACAAAATATAGTTAAACATCAGTAGTTTGCTCCAGGTATTTTTCGTAGGCGTGTAGCAGGGTGGCGTGGTCATCAACGTTGATGTCGTAGTCGATGAACGGTTTGTAGCGTTGGTAAAAAGCGTTGTGGGCTTCTAGCTGGGTGTTGTCGGGTTCGGGTAAAGGGATATGGGACTCGTAGGCTGTTTGTATCAGGTTTTGAATACGGTAAGGGGTTTCTTTGAATTGTTGAAGTCCTGTAAAAAATGGGCTGTGTCGTAGGCCGTGTTGATATTTTTTGGCTAGATTAATTAAGGTGCGTTTGTGGATGTTGTTTTGGAGTAATAGGGTGTTTTTGATTTCATCGTCGTGTAAATTAACCAGTTGGGTTATGCGTTGGGTGATGAGGGGTAGTGCATTGGGTAACTCTTTGGTGATTTTACTATCCCATCGACTTTTTGGAAGCAGCGCGATGTGACGAATGCTATAGCCAGCGAAATTATCTAAAGTGTTTTTAGCGCCGGTTATAGTGTATAGATTATATTGGCGTCCTTGATATACGACGCAATCATTGTTGATGCAGAGATAGGCATCATAATCTGGATCCAGTTCATTAGTATTTATTATATCTGAGGTGAGTGTTTTAATGCGTCCTTTGCGGTTTGACGAAGTGCGTGGTTCTACTTGGTAATTGCTTAGGTTATGAGTAACGACAGGAGTTAGTAATTCGTTGTTAAAAAGTTCAGTAAGAGTGTCTTGGTCTCCGCCGCGCAGGATGAGCTTAGTGGGAGTCGTATGAGGGATATTACGTAACCGTTCGGCTATGTAGGAAGTTTTCTTTGGGCACCAGAATAGTGTGTATTCATTGTCAATAGCTAGTTTAATGTAATTTTTCTTGATCCAGTGATCGATACGGAGGGGGCCGCGACGGCTTTTAGTAGTAAATGCGACTTCTATGTTTTCAGGGAGCGGGATGATAATGTAAGAGCTGATGGGTTCGTTAGGTTGTTCTGGGTGACGAAAGCTGTCATTCCACCAACCAATGGAATTTAGGATACCTCGCATAGGTCCAAGTTGTTTACAAGCTGCGTTGTATGTGGGGCATTGAAGGATTGTTTCTTCAATATATGCATGGATTTGTTTTTTAGCGTTGCGAAGGGTGTTTTCTAAGCAGGTGGTGGTGGTGGTGTTGTATTGCAGGTTTTCACGGTTGGGGGTAATACTGAGTTGGCCGACTTCGCAATGAATAAACAGGTTGCATTTCCAAGTATAAGTACGGTTTAAAAAGTTAATCCCCTTGAAAAGTTCTTGGGTGTTTATTTGATAAATGACATGACCCACTACAACATAGAGTTCTCCGTTAAATTCAGGAGTGGTTTTAGTGAGCGTGATGGTGTTATCGGGGGAAGTCCAGATAACTGGGGGTGGAGTAATGGTTGTGTTGGTATTAATATTTGGGAAGTAGAGTAATTCTTTTTGAATAGCGCGGACAAAACTATAGTGGTCTGCTGAAGTAACGGGGATTTTTATAGTGAGCCCGTTGGGTTCGTCAGTGACGGTGGTGCTCATTAAGCTGAGTGTGGGGATGTTGTTTCCATCTTTGTAGACGGCGTAGAGTTTTTTCCATCCGTTATAACGACTTTCGACGGTGAATTGGTCGCTGTAAGCGAATGGAGATTTTGAACCCAGGCCAAATCCTCCGAGAAAGCTGTTTGAGCCGCGTCGATCACTACGGCAAATTGTGTTGTACAAGGTCGTCATATCTTCGTGACTGAGACCTGTGCCATAGTCGTGAACTGTAAAGTAGGGGTCGAAGAGGGTAGGAGCGTTGACGGTGATCGCGACGTGGGTTTGCTGCGCGGCGACGTGGCTGTCCCAGGCGTTGGAGACCAGTTCTCGAACGATGGAGTTGATGGGGTTGCTGTAGAGCTTTTTGATCAACAAGTCAAAGGTGAACTCGTTGATCTCAATGCCAAAAGTTGTGGCGTCAAGTGGGTTTAGGGATTCTAGGGGTGTGGTGCCATGGTCGAGAATCATGTGTATCTCCGGGGGTGGATAAAGCCAATGCGAGGTAGGCGTGTTGTACGAGAGTGGCTTGGTTAATGGCGTCGTTGAGTGCGTTGTGGCCGTTATTGAGGTGGTAGTCGTTGTTGGGGAAAGCGATGGCTTTGAGGGTGCGGACATCGCGTTCGGTGTAGAACGGGAACGGCCAGCGCATGTTGCAACGGTCGAGGACATGCTTGAGCAGAGCAATGTCGAAGCTCGGGCTGTTGGCCCAGTGTAAAGTAATCAGGTTATTGGTCTTGCCTGGCACATTGCTGATCCAGGTAACAAATTTTTCTAGGGCTTGCTTAATATGTGTGGTTCCATTGGGTGGGTCGATGTGTTGAGTCCCCCACCAGTTCATTGTTTCTCGTTCAAATCGCAGCCCTAATTCCATGTTTGAGGAGTGACTAATTTCTTCGTAGAACGTTAAAGTGGGTGGGTTTTGAGTCATCGGATCGAAGACGCAAGCACCGATGCTAAAAATGGCACAGCCAGGAGAAGTTCCGCCGGTCTCTAAATCGATCATTAAGTGCTGAGGCATGGGTAAGGTTCCAGGGTTTAATACCTGGAGTATAATCTGGCGTCATTGCTTGGGGCAAGCGAATTCGTTGTAGAGTCGGAACCAGTGGGGACCAATGATATAACCGACGTGGAGGGTTTCGCCTTGGGCGGTGTCCACGTACATTTTGCTGGCTCGGGTGCGTCCTACGCGCTTTAGTAGGTCTTTGCGCGGGTGTTTGAGGCCATATTCGATATGGCCGTATTGGTCAATGGCGATCATGTGGGTTTCTCCATGTGGCGGGTTTTTTATCGCGGTAGCGTTCCAGGTCTTTGACCAGGGTGTAGGTATTTCGCCAGGGTGTGCCAGGCAATGGAGTATTAATGATCAGATTCAGGGCGTAGATGGCTCCGTCGAGGGGTGTCATAGTGGTTTTCTCACGCGAAGAATTTCCTCAATGAATTCATAAGGGACTCGGAATTCATGGCAGAGGTTAATTGCGTAGTCGTCTGGGTTGTTGTAGCGTCGTAGGAGGACCTGGGTGTCTTCTTGGTTAGCGGTGTAGATTTTATCAATGTTATTGATATAGCGGACTTCGGTGTGGACGGTCATTTACAATCTCCGTAGCGTTTGCCGATACCGGCTTCCGCATCCAGGGGGATGCCGGCGATCCAGGGGGGCGGGGTGCGCATGACTTCGAGGAGGTAGTCACGGGCGGTTTCGGCTTCGTTTTTAGGCACGCAGGTGATCAGTTCGTCGTGGGTGTGCATGACGACGGGGTAGCGTGGATGAATAGTGAGCAGTTGATGGACCAGGATGTCGCGGCTGATGGCTTGAACACAGTTATGGACAATAAAGGGACCGGAGTCCCCTTTAACTACGAAGCGTTGATTAGGTCCGCAGTTGACGATGTCGTAAACCGGTTGGTTACATCTGGGGGGGTTGTTAACTGGTTTATGGGTACTCCACGACTTAGGCGATAGTAAAGGGTTGATCGGCCTATTCCGGTAGTTCGAGTTATTTCGGAAATGTTTATCGGGGCTGTGTTCCGTCGATTGTTGGCCTGTTCTGTGTAGGTGGCCCATTTGCAGTTGGTGGGTGAATAACCCAGGTTGTTGTCTATCCGCTCCAGAGTAAGCCCAGGTTGGTATGTGTCTTTCATATCCTCCCAGAACGCTATAAATCCGGTCTGCCATTCTTCGCATACTGTTATGCCACGCGTTCCATAGTTGTGATATGCCTGATGCGTAGGCAGTCGGCAACGGTCGAGCATACTTCTCCATACCCAATAGGCAGGGTGTTTGGACATTCCGTGAGTTGTTTGTTTTGCTTGGTTGTGCGCCCATCTTACGCAACCACAACTTGGGTTTTGTTGTTTTTTGTGGGCTTTTACTACGGCAGCTCCACAACGAATACACTCGTTGCCACATTGACAGCGGAAGCGCCAATAGACTTTTTTCCCGTTTGAGTGATCCGGGCAGATACCTGTCAACAGACCGTAGGTTTGGCCGGTATGGTTGCGGGCTTTGTGATGCGGGAGTCCAGCCTTCATTAGTGAGTACCTTATGGTCAGGGGTCATTTGAACTCCATCAATAGTAACACAGGCTTGGACAGATTTAAAGAGTAATCCACCATGATTTATAAAGTCCAAGCCGTCGTGAACTAAATCATTTTTTGTAATGTTTTCAATATGTTTCCATCCGTTTTGGGTTAGTACGAGGGTGCCTGCGGCGATGCAGTTTTCCACCAGCAAAGCGCCGTAAACTTTTTTGCCGTTGGGTAGTCGGTAGGCTTGTTCATCTTCGACGTAGTTTAACCCTTCGTAACTGAGTTTTCGTTGGGAAGGCAAGATGATTGTGTGGTTGTGGAAAGTTATTCCTGGGGCGAGATGGTAGTTTTCGTTGTTGGACCGTTGGAGGAGGTGGATAGCATATTGAGCTCTTTTCCAAAGCTCGGGAATATGAAAGTAGGTCGTGCGGTAGGTCTCAACGACTTTCTCACAGAAACTGGGTTCGAGTTGTCGTCCCATGATCTGACAGTAAATTTGGAATTTGGTAGCACTCATACCGTATCCAAGACCCAGGGCTGCGGTTTTACCCACCCAGCGTTCATCAGGATGGTCTTTCTTGTTAACTTGGAAGCCGTAAATCTCGGTGGCTACTTCACTGTAGAGGTCGCGTTTTTCACTAAATACTGTAGTGATTTTGTCTTCACCTGCTATCCATGCGAGTACGCGGGCTTCGATCTGTGCTAAATCACAAACAACGAGTGTATGGCCTTCGGGGGCGACGAGAGAATTACGGAGTAAACTACCGCGTGGTAAGTTTTGGAGGTTTAAGCGATTTGCCCCCGAAAAGCGTCCGGTAAACGCTCCGTGGTAGTTGTAGGCAACGGGGATACGTCCGTTATTAAGCTCAGCAGCGCGAATGAGTCCTAAAGTTCTGGATTCTTTGATGTTGCTGTTGACGGTGCGTTTGAGGTCCAGCAGTTCGTGCAATTCAGGGTTATCGTGGTAGAACTGCTGGAATGCTGGGTTGTTTTTACTAAAAGCCGGGATATGTTTCTGTTGTTTTTTACTGAATTGGGTGGGTGGAGTAAAGCCTTTCGTTTCCAGGAAATTGTAGAACTGTTGGTCACTGCGGATGGTCTCCTTAGCGAGTTTATGTTTTTGCAAAAGCTGTTTGACTTTGTCTTGCTCTTCTTGGATAGCGATTTGGGCTTTTTTGGCGTCCAGTTCCAGTACGGGGTTGAGCCACAGCTTGATGGTGTGGTCTATAATCTGTTCTTCTTGCTCGGGAATCTGGTCTTTCCAGAGTTCATAGAGCTGAGCGGTGATGAGTGTGTCGTTCTTGCAATATGCTTTGAGGTTGGTTTGCTCTTCGGGGCTGAGCGCGTCCCACGTCTTGCCCTTGGTTGAGGTCAATGCATTGTGGTCTTTGAGCGCGTTTTGGGGCAGGAATCGATCGCGGAGACTACCCAGGTCATGATCGCGGGTGGGGTAGAGCAAACGCGCCATGCCCAGCGTGTCCATGTAAGCGCCGGCTTCGATATTGAAGTGGCGCTTGAGAACGAGTGCATCGAACAACAGGTTGTGGCCGATAAGTAGGATGTTGGGCCAGTCGAATTGCGCGAGGTGCTTGGTAGCGTCCTGTGTGCAAACGAGTTGTTTTTCGTACAAGGTGCTGACACAGAGGACGTGGGTTTTAGCTACGTACTCGGTGTAGTTCAGCTTTTTGAGCGTGAGGTCTTTGTCGAAATATGTTTCGAAGTCAATGATTAACGGTGTCATGTGCGGTTCCTGATCAGTAATACCAGTCCGGCCAGCAGCAACCCGGCAGTGCCTGGTGCAGGGACAGATGTGGGTTGCGGGCAATCTTTGCTGGATTCGGAAATGCACTCAATGCGAAACAGTTTTTGCGTTCCGTCTAGTGTATAGGGTGCGACGGGTCCCGCAGATCGAGTGAAGGTATATTTGGCGGGTTTTATAGAAATGGGTTCATAGAGCGCCCAGGCGGCGAGCGCAAATCCAAGTCCAAATCCGGCGATGAGTCCTATGAAAAATCCGGTTTTCATATTGAGTGTCCTGGATAATTGGAGTACTCCCAAAAAGCAGGTGTTTCTTTTTCGGTCTCGTCAGGAGTTTCTTCGTCGATGGTCTCGACGGTTGCGTTGGTGATGCCTTCGTTGTTGATGATGTCGTCCATGAGTTTCCAGGCGAAGTTGTTCGCAGCCTGGCGGTGTTCGGCGGCAAAAGTGAGCTGGCAGTTGACAATATAGAGATTCATCGGTTAGCGTCCCACGTAGAAGGCGTTTGATAGCCATCCATGGCGTGAAGATCAGAATTGTGGGCTTTCCATGCGTCGGATTTCAGGAACAATGCCATGGTGGAAGTCATCAAGGATCGCGTCGAAGATGTCTGGGTCACACCAGTTGTGTTGGTGTGATGCGGCATACTTGACAAGCTGGTCATTGGCGCTATTGGCGTAGCGCGTTTTGATCCATTCCAGCCAAGAATTCTCGGGTTTGTCCATATAGGTTTAACTCCGGAGGTAGGGGGCGAATCCAGTACGTGTCGAAGCCGGATTCGCAGAGTACAGTGTGATAGGTAGCGTCGTTGATAGTGCGTTGGAGGCCGGGTAGCGCCGGTGTCCAATTTTTTTCGTGGAGCACGATCGGTAACCCATCGTGGGAGTAACCGATCGCGTGGGTGTCGTCAGAGGCTAGGATGCAGGGGTGCACGGGATGGAGAATTTTCGGCCTATTGGGTGGGTGTAGCTCCACCAGCCAGAAGCGGGCGCGTCGTGTTCGGTTTGGTGGTGTTCGGCGCGGAAGACAGCTAGGTAGTGCTGGGTCCGGGAATTTTTGGTGTTGTAGAAGTTGTTGAAGATCATCTGTTTGATATCTTGGGCAGTGAAGTTCATGGGAATCTCCGGGGGTTATGACGCTGCGTTATACAGGCACGCAGCGTCAAGGGCAAGGGGTTAGAGTGCGGTGTTGAAGATCGACTCGTCTTTGTCGAGTTTCGGCTGGTTGTACCGTTCTTTCTTCATCATGTGTTCCTCAAGGGTTAACCACTCAGGGAAACTTTCGCCTTCGTAACTGGGCGTCCAGCTCTGTTCGGCTTGCTGATAGCCGTGGCTGAGGCAGGCGACTTCTTCATAAATCTCCTGCATGTTGTCGCGGATTTCCCGCAAGCGTTTGGTGGCGAAGCTGTCAGTGCCCATGGTGTCGCCTTCAGACTCAGAGGCATCGGGTGAGCGGTAACGCTCTTTGGCGATTTTGTCCAGGAACTTGGCTTCATCCTTGAGGAGATAGCTCATGCGGAAGGCACGGCGATCCATCAAGGCAATGTAATCCTCTGCGTCTTTACGGGCCTTTCCGGTATTGATCCAGTGGGTGTACTCCCCGCGAACGGCTTTCTCAGCAAATCGTACTTCGGCGAGGGCCATTTGCGCAGCTTTTTCCAACTGCTTGATGCCGGCCTCGGGATTCTCCATCTGGAGCTTTTCGTAGGCCACCCGGTTGGCATTGAATAGGTCGCGGGCGTGCTGGTTGCGCTCGGGGTAATCTCCATAGGATAACCCTTTGGTGGCGAGGAATTCCATTCGCGCTTCACGCCCTGCTTTTTCGAGCTGGGTGATGTTCTGTTTCCACTCCTTGATGGCTTTGCGGCGCTCGACAACGGCTTTGTTGGCTCGCGCCAAGAGCTTTTGCTTGCGCTGAAGCACTTCGTTGCTCAGGTCTGGCAGCGTGTTCTTGGCTTCACGCTCATCGGCGTCCAGGTATTCCAGCAACAAGTCTTTGTGCTGCGCTTGGAATTCCTGCCAAGAGTTGAAGCCACTGACCAGTAACAGTGTTTCGACCTCAGCCGACTGCGGATTGACCTTGCGCAGGGACTTGAAGCGTCCCAGGGCTTGGATGGCTTCGCGGACTTGTTCTTCGGCGAAGGCGGTTTCTTCCATTTCTTCGTCGTTGTCGTCAGCGTCGATGTCGTCAGCGTCGAGGTCAGCAAAGATTTCGTTTACTAGGTTTTCAGCAAAGCTACTCATGTCATATCTCCAGGTGTGGGCGCCATCCTTGGCGGGGGGTTTTACAATGGGAAGTCGTTGAGTGTCCAGTCGATGATAGGTTCGCCCAGATCATCTATCTCAACACGGATGAGTTGGTAGTCGTCGCTCATCCATGTATATTGGTTGACATCTTCAAGGTAGCACCAGGTGTTGTCCGGCCACAGTGCGATGACGTTAGTGTTCATACTTTAACTCTTTGGGGTTGAGTTTTCAGCGCGTTGATCCAAGAGAATATCAGAGGCATATCCTCTTTGGCTGGGGTAGTGATGCGCCACCAGCCGGTCATGGGGTTGCGGCTGATTAGACAGTCGAACTCCTGTTCAAGTAATTCGATGTCCGTGTTGGGTAGGTTCAAGTTTTTGATTTCCTGGATCATGATAGTTTCTCTTCCTGACGGCGGCAGAATGACCAGGAGTTAAATCCCTCCCGCTGAAGGTATTCCTCCAGGAGTTTGGTAGGTGGGATATAGCGCTCGGGAGCACCTTTGGTCATGGGATGCTGGACGCGGTCAAGCGCTTGCACGTATTGGTCAAGAAAGTGATTCATAGCGTTTACCTCTGGGGGTGGTGGCCATCCGTGGCTTGTGGTGATTAGAAGAAGTAGATGACTCGGAGGTCGAGGAAATCGACGTATCCGAAACGGTCAATGTCAGTCAAAGCGTTGAGTTTTGCCTGGCGCTTCATCTTGGCGAGCTGTTCTTTGGTGATGTGTTCGGCGAATTCTTCTTCGCTGATTTCCCAGGTACGGTCTTGGTCAATGAGTTTGAACTGAAACATAGCGGTATCTCCGATGGAGGGCCTTTCGGATGAGAGACCTGAGCTCGGATTTCGTCGCGAGCTTGCGAGCGGGGTTGAGAGGTTGGGGGCTGAGGCTCAGGGGTTGGGGCTGAGCTGGATGGGCCAAGGGTTTAGGGAAAGGAAAAAGGAGGGAGGGAGAGAGAAGCGAAGGGCTTTTTGGTTCGGGCTTCTAAGGGCTTGGCCCGGGGTTGGAGGCCCCACACGGTTGTCCCACGTGTGCGCCCCGAGTACCGATCTTTTGCCAATAGCGTTGGGGTGGCCGTCCATGGCCGGTGATGTTTACCAAGTTGTGATGCGGCGGTCGTTGCGAGCTTGGCGGAGTTGCTCTGGGCTATACGTGGTGAGGTGGTGGTGATGCTGGGTTGTAGGGTAGCGGCGTTGCTCAGTGACTCGGCGCTTGGCACGTAGGAACGTGAGGATGGCAATCAGGATGATGCAGAGGGCGATCATGGGAGGTCTCCGGGGTGGTGGCCATCCTTGGCCGGTGAGGTGTTAGAGGAAGCCGGTGCGCTTGGTGGCAGCGGCGTATTGGGCGAAGATTCGGACGGACATCGTGCTTGGGTCGCGGCTCTTGACGGCCTTGGGAATGGGCTTGTCGGATACCCAGATGGGCCAGACTCTGAGGATTTGGCCGTCGGGTTGTTGGCAAGGGACATCGGACTCGGGACGTAGCTCGTAGGTGAGCTTTTCGATTGATCGGCCAGCTTTATCGACCATGCCTTTGTAGTTGACGACCTCAGTGACTTCGTTGTTCAGCGTCTCGGTCAATACCTCATTGATCGCTGTGGTGTGACTGAGTAGGTTGATTTCAACCGTTGACTCGTTGTATTCGTAGAAACCACAGAGGTCGCCGGTGTTGTGCAGGGTGAGCTTCTCTACAGTGCCAGGGGTTGCTATCCATTGACCTTGTGTGTCACGCTCTAATTCAGCGATTTGCACTACGCCATTGGTCCAGCCGCGGTATCCATTCACAGTACTAATGGTTAGATTGAAGTGTTGTACTAATTTCATGAGGAATCTCCGAGGGTTACGTAGCGATCATTCACTACACCTCAGCCATTCATAGCGAGCTTGCGAGCAACCCTTAATATCGGAGGCTAATACCCGAGTGTGCGGGTCCAGGCACGGTACACGCAGCTATAGGGGCGTGAGACCGAGGTAGGGGGGGGTGTCCTTTTTACCACGCGCCATAGGGGGAGGGGGTGGCCGAAAAATGTCCGGGTACTTTTCATACACGATGGTTTTTGTTATACTTTATAGATGAATACATACACGAGAACGCGGGTCCTTAATATCCCAAACGAGCCTACTATACTATTATCAGCAGGGTATTATAGAGAGCCACATATACACAATAAAGACGGCTCCATTAAAGCAAAGAGGACCCCTACCTATAAAGCTGAAACAATATGTTTTTTCCCCCGAAGCCCGATAGGGGCGACGTTAATACATCACCCGCGCAAACCCGAAGATCGAGTCCGTTGCTATCTGTCAACTAAAACCAACTGTGTCTTTTTTATAAATAACGATGACTCTGACAGCTACACCCCTAAACTAATACTAACAAGAAGCAAACCCACCAAATACCGTGCAAAATTTACTACCAGTTACTTACCCCCTCTGTCCTACGGCGTGGCCGTCAGAGACTTCTACTTGACCCGCAACCTCCTCATCTTCCGGTGGCCCCTGCTCCTCTATGATCAACCTATCCGCAGTCCCTATAGCCAACACCGAACTATTGATCGTCAACGCCGCGAGAGTGAGTTTATCGAAGCGACATTCCCATCTTTGCGACAACGACCTGAACCTTATCCGTTTTTTGTACCAACACTCCCACTGGACCCCTTTTGGGCACCCCCAGCTCTGCCTGAAGTGGCCGACCCACCTGAGCGAGACCCTGACTCGGGTGCTGCTCAACCAGACTCCAGGCAGTGAGCGCATCCTCTTAGGTGACCACTGGGTCGTAGAGCGCGGCAGCCTCTGGTATTGGCTGGAAAACAAACACTTATATGGTTACCTAGAGAGCGACATTGACAACATGATTGTCAACCACGCGCCCCTCACGGCGGAGATCGCAGGGGTCAAGAGGAACGCCAAGAAGTCCTGTGCGCAGGAGTTTCCCATCACTGACGCCTGGGTGGCGGCGGACGTTGAAAAACGGCTGAAACTGGCGTGGATCACCGCCTTAGTAGAAGCCCCCGTACCCATCCGGACCCAGCTTTTCAAACACAAGCACGGTTTTGTCGAAAATGAGGTGTCCAGACGGTATGTCTCAGACCCACCGAGCTTTTTTCACCCGTCTGAGTGGCGGGCCAGAGCGCCGAACGTGAAGCAGGGGTCCCTCAATACCCCCATGCGGTACGAATGGTTAGCCCACTGGGTAGCCAAAATCGTTTATACTGCCTCAAACTGGGGATACCGCGCTATCCTGGGCCTCGGAGGTTGTCCCGAGCAGGCCCGCTTCCTGTTAGCGCAAGGAATGATGACCCAGTGGTACTGGACCGGGTCTCTGGACGCGGTTTTTCGCGCAATCCGCTTGCGCTCCGACCCCCACGCACAGGTTGAATCATGGCAGGCCCTACAAATGCTGAACGCGCTCGTCGCCAAGACATGGCCCGAGACGTACCGAGCGATGTCACTGACCTCGTTCGCCAACACCGACCCGAAGTAGCAGATGACATAGCCCGAATCCACGCGATCGGGAAAGCCCAAAGCCGGCCTGATGAACTCCCCAGCGACAAATTCGCCGACGACTTCACTTGGCTGTGGGATTTCACCTACGAAGGCGAGAAACTCACAGACAGGGAAATCAATTTTGTCATCCTCTACATACGGGATGGGTTCCAATCTGCTTTGAAAGCGTACTACACAGCCTATGACGTTAAGAGTAGTAAGAACAACGAGAACCGCTGGGCCAAGCCCCGTGTCCTCGCCGCTTTACACGAAGCGACCAAGCACGCAGCCCAACAGTGGCAGATCAGCACCAGCAAAGTGGTGCGGGAGCTGGCCTCGATCCTGGATGGAAACATCGCGGACGTGTGCGATGTGGGTCCTGCGGGCATCATCGTCAAGGATTTCAGCACACTGCCGAGGCACGTCACCGGTGCGGTGCAGGAAATCCACGAAACCCGCAACGCGCAGGGCACGCAAATTCGCATCAAGTTGTACGACAAGATGCCCGCCATCAACCTGGTGACCAAACTGCGCGGAATGGAACCGGCCAAAGAGATCAACATCACCGTGTCAAGACTGGAAGACCGGCTGAGCGCGGCGCTGCAACGAGTACCGCTGGAAATCGAAGGAGAGTTGGTTGAACCCTGAGCAAAAGCTGCAAGAGACCATTGCCAAGTTCGTCTACGACCCCCTGAACTTTGTCCGGTTTGTGTTCCCGTGGGGTGAACCGGGAGTATTAAAAGACCATACCGGACCGGACGTGTGGCAGGAAGAGATACTCAATGAACTCGGTAGACAACTACGAGGGGAAAACGACGGAGCGGTGCGTTTTGCTACGGCCTCCGGCCACGGAGTGGGCAAGACGAGCATCGTCGCCTGGCTCATCCTCTGGTTTATCAGTACCCGGCCACACCCACAAATCCGGGTGACCGCCAATACCCGTGAGCAACTTCTCAAAACCACCTTCCGAGAGCTGGCGGTCTGGCATAAACGCGCTATTAACCAACATTGGTTCACATGGACAGCCACCAAGTTTTACAACAAAGACCACCCGGAGACTTGGTTTGCCAACGCCATCCCCTGGAGCGATGAAAATACCGAAGCGTTCGCCGGACTTCACGCAGAGCACGTCATGGTCATCTTTGATGAAGCCAGCGGAATCAGTGATGTCATCTGGGAAGTAACTGAAGGTGCCATGACGACGAAAGGGGCCACCTGGATGGCCTTCGGTAATCCCACCCGAAACAGCGGCAGGTTTCGTGAGTGTTTTGGGCAATACCAACACCGCTGGACTACGCGGCGTGTGGACTCCCGCACCGCCAAGATGACCAACAAGGAACAAATCCAACAGTGGATTGATGACTACGGCGAGGATTCGGACTTTGCCCGCGTGCGTATCAAGGGGGAGTTCCCCCGGGCCGGCTCAACGCAGTTTATTTCCAGTGAGGATGTCGAGCGGGCCATCCGCAATGTTCGGCCCGAAGACCCGCAAGCCACCAAGACCTTGGGCGTGGACGTAGCCCGCTTCGGCGACGACCAGACGATCCTGTTGAAACGATGCGGCAGTCAAGTGTTGTCGCTGGTGAAGTACCGGGGGCTGGACACGATGCAGGTCGCGGCCATGGTCGCTGAGACCATTGACGACTGGCAACCGGATTGCACCTTTGTCGATGGCGCGGGACTGGGCAGCGGCGTGGTGGATCGGTTGCGGAGTTTGAACTACCGGGTCATTGACGTGCAAGCTGGGGCCAGCCCGGACGACAAGGAAAAATACGCGAACAAACGGGCGGAGATGTGGGGGCGGATGCGGGACTGGTTGAGGGGGGATGTCCAGTTACCGGCTGACGACGGGCTTAAGTCTGCGCTCACCGGCCTGGAGTACGGCTACAACAACCGGATGGCCATCCAGCTCGAAAAGAAGGAGGACATGAAGAAGCGCGGCCTGGCCTCGCCGGATGAGGCCGATGCCTTGGCCATGACCTTTGCCGAACCGGTGCGCGCACACCGCGAGATTCTACTGCCCGCAGGATACGTCAGGGACCGCGCAGGAAGCCACAGGCGAAGAATAAACGGCAGGACCGATCTCGATTGGCGGGTGATGTAGGCGAGTCGCTTCCTGGGCCGTTTTGGGGCCTTCCTGTCGATTAGTCAAAAAGAGACCCCGCGGGGGGTTTTTTTATTGGGTGGGATAGAGAGGTATACAGTTGTAACCTTTAAGTACCCTACAAAAAGTAAGCCTATTACACATCGCGTTTTTTCCTTGTAATATTTTTTTCGCTTGCAACTATCTCTGTCTCTTATA